CTGACGTAATTGACGACGCAAGGATATTAAAAAACGTTGCTGGAAACGTAGCAAGAATTAAAACAAATAATGCTGCTTATGGAATTAGTTCAACTACTGATAATATAAATTTCTCAACACCAATGATGAATTGTATATTAGGCGCTGATACTACTTTTACTGAAACTTCTGTGACAGCTGGAAACTCTGCTCAGATGTTATTAGACCTCAGCACAAATAATTATACTCCGACGTTTTCAAGTAACGTGAATTGGGCAAATGGAACAACTCCAACGTGGTCAAATTATCAAAGATGGCATTTGTGTTTTACTGTGGTATCTTCAACCGAAATCAGAGCAACTGCTTTTGGATATACTGCTAATGCTGGTGGTACTCCTCTTGGTTGGGCAGGAGCTACTACAATTACTGCTAGAGAAGGTGGAACTCTACTTACTGGAGTATCAGACAAACACGTAAGTCAGAATTATGGAGTACAAGACCCCGTCGTCGCGACTTCTTATTGTAGAATAAATTTTTATAGCAGATCTGGAGGTGGTTCAGAAATATTCTTTATTCCAACTGGTGATGGTGGAGCTACTAACGGATATTATACTCAATCCTCAGGCGCATTCGTATCAAGAACATCCGGACAGTCAACTGAAATATGGGAAGAAAACTCAATATCACCAGACACAACTCGATGTGTTCTTAAATCAACTGGTGGAACTATTATATCAGATACAGGATATGTTTCGTCAGCAACAGTTGGAACCGGTGCAAACATACAAGTAGCCGCTACTGCATCAACTGTTTCTTCTTTAGGAACAAACACAAGCAATAACACAGTCACAAGACTTATTGAATGTTGGGCTCGAAAGTCAGGATACGAAGATACTAAAGTAGCTACCTGGAGATTTGAGGCTAGTGCACAGGCATCAGGATTTGGATGTTTCCTTGGATCGGCTAACTTATATATGTGGAATGTTGATACCAATGCAGTTAGTATTATGACGTTAGATTCAGCTTACAGCCAATGGACAAGTAAAGGATATGACGATCGTTTACGCGTTATTGGAACGGACGGTTTAGCTAAAGAAATTGAAGGATTCAGAACTTTCCCATTACAAGACAATTTTTATGCTATAAACGGAAGCGATGCTTTTGTTTCAAGTACTCACCCATTCTTAACAACAGACGGATGGAAATGTCTTGGAGAAGATACTGACAATCCAGTTTACTCAGACCTCAATTTAACACAACTTGCGGTAGGAGATATATTAAAGAAATATAATTCTGAAACAAATGAATATTATGATGAAGAAGTTACTTCAATCGACAAGGGACCAGAAAAAATTAGAGATGTATATTCACTTAGTGTTGGTGGAGATAATACATATATTGTTGATGGACACATTGTTCATAATAAGTAAAGGAAATAAAAAATGCCAAGTCATACATTTAATACAGTAGCAGGAACAGCCGCAACAGGTGGAACTGGTGGTGGGGGTGCTGGTGTTACTAGTAATGAAATTGTAAATCTCGTTGCCGATGCTACCGAAGGAGCTGGATTTGTTCACAACCAAGTTGTTAATGGCGGCAACTCAGCTAACGCTAAGACGAGATGGGGTTTAAAATATTATGTTAGCGGAACTGCAGGATTAAGATTAATTGCTACTGATGATAGTCAAGCAACTGGAACTGGTTCTGGTGCTACTCGTTTTGACTATGCTTACGCAAGAGGACCTAACTCAACAAGTAATGCGCAAACAACATATAACGACCAAACAGGTAGTGTTACATCCAACAGTGGTTCTGTAGGTTCTTACGAATGGAGAGAGACAGACTATATTGATGGTGAAGGAATACCAGAAACAAGATTAGATGTTAGATGGAATAGCGTTCTTGTCTTTACGGCTTTAGTATATGTTGGACAAACGTCTGTGACCGGCTCTGACGGACTGACATATACAAAAGATTCTCAGTTTAGCACAAGTACAGATACTGTATATTATGGATTAACTCAAGTCGATGCAGGATTATGGGTGTATGGAAATAATACTACAAGTGGAACTATTACTGGTATAAAAATGAAATTGATCGTTACCAATGTTACAGAGCCAGCCGGTGGCAATATTGCTGCGTTGCGTAGCTTGACTAATGCGACAACAGGAAGTGCTAGTGGAAATCTTGGTCCCATTACAAGTAACGCTACTTATGACAGTGGATGGTTAACAAGTGGCCTGAGTACTGGATTACTTGTAGTGTGTAATCAGGTGCCAAATATTGCTGGTAGTTCAAGTGGTAATTGCTCGTACTTATTTCAAGGAACAGGAGAATTGTGGGCAAGGGCGTCAGGAGTAAGTGATACAAAAGTAAAAGATTTTCAATTTAGTGTAACTACAGTTATATCCTTATAGTATAGCAGATAAATAATATAAACAAAAGAGATTAATACAATGGCACAACCAACAACAAGAGAACAATTCAAAGGCTGGGTACTCCGCAAGCTAGGTGCTCCTGTGATTGATATTAATGTGTCTGATGAACAGATTGACGATCGTGTCGATGAAGCAGTAGATTTTTGGAGAGACTATCATTATAGTGGAAGCCAACTTGTTTATTTAAAACATCAAATTACTCAAGCAGATAAGGATAACGGTTATGTAACACTTCCTGCACAGCTACTTGGTATTTCTGGTATTTTTAATATGCAGTCAAGTATTTCTACAGGCGGCGGTATATTTAATGTTCAGTATCAGTTCGTTTTAAATAATCTTGAAGATATCACTGGTTATAATATCACAAACTATTTTATGTCAATGCAGCATTTAGAATTCTTACAAGAAATGCTTGTTGGTCGACCAATGATACGTTATAATAAACACGTAAATAAATTGCACATAGATAGCGGCCAAGACGCAATGACGGTTGGTGAATATATTATCATCGAGGCATATGATGTAATTGACCCAGATACTTATTCTGATGTATGGTCTGATCGTTGGTTACAGAATTATACAGCTGCATTGGTTAAAGAACAATGGGGATCTAATTTAACTAAATTTACAGGAATGCAACTTGTAGGTGGTGTATCGTTCAATGGAGAACAAATATTAGCAGATGCTAAGGAAGAAAGGCGGATGATGGAAGAAGAAGCAGTCCAGAATTTACAACCGCTTTCTTACAATTATATTGGATAAGTAATGGCCACTAATACTTTTTTTAATAATTACTCTCAAGTTCAAGAGCAGTCTCTGATTGATGATTTGGTAATCGAATCTATCAGACAGTATGGTGTTGACGTTATATACATGAGTAGAGCAATTAAAGGTCGTGATAAGATCTTTAATGAAGATGACTTTCCTGAATATAACGAAGTGTATGGATTTGAAGTATATGTTAAAAATATGGAAGGCTTTGAAGGTGAAGGGGATTTCCTATCTAAGTTTGGTTTAGAAATAAGAGATACATTAACACTCACAGTAGCAAATAGAACATTTGAAAGATATGTAACACGTGAAGTTGTTGATATTGTCCGACCAAGAGAAGGTGATTTAATTTACTTTCCACTAAACGAAAAGATATTTGAAATTAAGTATGTTGAACACGAAAGCATATTTTATCAAATGGGACAGACACAAGTATTTGATATGCAATGCGAATTACTTGAATACTCAAATCAAAGGTTTAATACTGGTCATCCTTCAATTGATAATTACTTTGCCGAATATAATACTGATATAATTGTGGATGCAAATAATGCAACATTAACCGCATTGGCTGCAACTGACGATAACGCAAGCAACCTCGACTTTGAACTTGAAGCAGACGGCATTCTTGATTTTTCAGAGACTGACCCATTCAGCGAAAATATAACAATAAGTGATACCTAATGGCAATAGCAAATTATTTTTATAACTCTACGATTCGTAAATATGTTGCTCTATTTGGTACATATTTTAATCAATTAGAAGTTCGCAGATCAAGTACTGATGGCACCCTTCAGCAGAGACAGATAGTACCTATTTCTTATGGACCATATCAAAAGATTTTAGCAAGGCTTGACCAAGATCCTGTAGTTCAAGGTGGCGCAAGTTTTGACGCTGATGGCAATCCATCGGCAGGACAACCTTATGCTATGACATTACCTCGTATGGCATTTGAGCTAACAAGCTTTACTTATGATGCTGAAAGAAAAGTTGCACCCACAAGAAAAATAAGAAAGACTGTTGTTGATACAGAAAACGGTGGGAGAAGATTTGTATATTCAGGAACTCCGTATAACATGGGATTCAGTTTATACATCATGGCAAAATATAACGAAGATGCCGTTAAATGTTTAGAGCAAATATTACCATTCTTTAATCCAGAACATACAAGTACTGTAAGGTTAATTGATGGATTAGAGCCGTTGGATGTACCTCTTATATTAAGTGATGTTACGTCAGAAGATTTATACGAAGAAGCCTTTACAACAAGACGAAGTATTTTATATACGCTGAACTTTAATATGAAAGGTTGGTTCTTTGGGCCTGAAAGAGATAAGCAAGTTATACGGTTTATTGATACAAGAATGGCAACTGATACTGCAGCTAATACAGAGTTCGAAGAATTTAAAACAATACAGCCGGGTATGACTGCTAATAACGTAGCAACTTCGGATATTACACAAACCGTTGATTATAGTTTAATTGAATTTGACGATGATTGGGGTTATATCACAACGATATCAGACACAGAGCCTACCTAGGAACTGATACATTAGGAATACTATATTATGAAAATTGGATTTACTTGCAGCAGCTTTGATCTGCTCCACGCTGGACATGTTCAAATGCTAAGAGACGCAAAAGAACAATGTGATTATTTAATGGTAGGACTACAAATGAATCCTGCACAAGATCGCCCTAAAGAAAAGAACCCTCCAATTCAAACAATTGTTGAGAGATATACTCAACTCAAAGCAATAGGTTATGTTGACGAAATCATTCCTTACCAAACAGAAAGAGATCTTGAAGATATATTAGAACTATATACAATTGATGTTCGTATCTTAGGAGAAGAATATCGTGATAAAGAATTTACTGGAAAAGATATTTGTCGTAAGAGAGATATAGATTTATATTTTAATAAACGCGATCACAGATTTAGCACATCAAAATTGCGCAAGTCTTGTGCTTGGGTAAATAAAGATGGCGATTGGAAGATGACTGAAGAAGGATAAATAATACTAAATATTTAAGGTATACTATATTATGATAAGAAAGAAAGCATTAAATCAAGAAATGAGTATGGGTGGTCTTGTTTTAGAAATGGCAGGAACATTCTATAACGAATTCTTTGTGAGAAAGGATTATGACTGGTGGTACGTTGTACAGCCAGGAGATGTAGTTGTAGATCTAGGAGCTTGTGTTGGTATGATGGCGGCTGATTCACTAGATAAGGGAGCTGCTAAAGTTTATATGGTTGAAGCAAATAGAGAGTTGTTAAAAACAGCAATTGAAAATGTTTCTGAATATTGTATGAACGAACCTGATCCTAAAGTTTATCCAATAAACGCTATTATAGGAACGTCAGATGCAGATGGTTGCTACGTAACAAAAAGAGCACCGCTACCTATTGATGATATAGATCGTATATCTTTTAAAGAGTTAATAAGAGATTATGGTATAAAAAAGATTGATTATTTAAAGTGTGATATTGAAGGAAACGAATACGACGTATTTAATAAAAATACATTAGAGTATTGTTTTAATAATGTAAAGCACATGGCAATTGAAATACACATAAAGGCAACAGAGCATGGCCCTAATAGATTTATTACATTTAGAGATGAGTTCTTAAAGCCGTTTATTGAATCTTCGAAACATAAAGTAAGAAGTATGGGACAGGATGATTTTGTTAATTCTATTTGGGATGATGAAGTTGTAAGAAACTTGCCAATGAGTAAATCGTACTTTATGTTATATATTACAAGAGATGAATAATGAAAGATGATAAGATAGCACAAAGATTAAACATGAGACCGTTAGAAGAAGCGGCTGAAGAAGCCTTGGATAGATTGAATCCAGAGAAAATGCCTGACTTACCTATCAATTCTTTTTCAACAAACGAAGAAACTGTCGAACTTGTAGAAAGTGTAGATTCAGTGAAGAATTTACCACAGGAAAGTGTAGCTCAACCACCTGCTGTTATTACAAAAGAAGCTAACGAGAATTTAAAAGATATTGAATTGGCAAAAGCTAACATCGAGAATATTATTAATCTTGGCGACGACGCTGTACGCGAAATGACAGAGATAGCAAAACAATCAGAGTCTCCTCGGGCGTTTGAAGTTGTATCTACTTTAATGAAAACATTGCTTGATGCAAACAAAGATTATGTTGAAATGTCAACAAAGAAACGATACGCAAAAGAAGAAGATCAGCAAGGCAAGACCGAAGTAACAAATAATAATTTAATTGTGTCTACATCAGATTTACTTAAAATGATTAAAGGTGAACAAGATAACAAATGAGTAACTTCGATAAAGGATACTTAGGAAACTCCCATCTCAAAAAGATCGGTGAACAAATAGAGTTCACTCCTGAGATGTTAAAAGAATATTTGAAGTGTGCTGATGACCCTGTTTATTTTGCAGAGAATTATATTAAAATTGTACATGTTGACCACGGATTAATTCCAATGGACATGTACGAGTATCAAAAAGAAATTACCGAAAAGATTACTAATAATAGAAGAGTTTCTGTATTAACATCAAGACAGGCTGGTAAAACAACAACGGCAGTAGCAGTTATATTACACTACATCCTGTTTAATGAATTTAAAACTGTAGCCATATTGGCAAATAAGGGAGACGGTGCTCGAGAGGTTCTAGGCCGAGTTCAGTTAGCTTATGAAGCATTGCCTAAGTGGATGCAGCAAGGTATTGAAGAATGGAATAAAGGTAACATCACGTTAGAGAATGGTTGTAAGATCTATGCAGGTACTACAACATCTTCTGCTATTCGTGGTAAATCTATATCCTTTCTATATCTCGATGAGGTTGCGTTTATTGAAGGCTTTGATGAATTCTTTGCTTCTGTATATCCAACGATATCATCTGGTAAAACCACAAAATTATTAATGACCTCTACTCCTAATGGATTGAATCATTTTTGGAAAACCTGTAAAGGTGCTAAAGAAGGTACAAACGGTTATGAATATGTTGAGGTTATGTGGTATGATGTCCCAGGTCGAGATGAAAAGTGGAAAAACGAAACACTTGAAGCATTAGATTTTGACCAAGAAAAGTTTGAGCAAGAATACTGTTGTCAGTTCTTAGGAAGCTCAGGTACACTAATAAGTGGTGCCAAACTCAAAGAACTTGCGCCTTCTATGCCAATACATGAGGCTGAAGGTATTACACAATATGAAGCAGTAATCCCAGAACGTTCGTATGTTATGATAGTTGATGTATCAAGAGGTAAAGGTCTTGATTATTCGGCGTTCACTATAGTTGATACAACAGAAATGCCATACAAGCAAGTATGTGTCTTTAAGGATAATACCATAAGTCCAGTAGACTTTGCTTCTGTTATATATAGAATAGGGCTGATGTACAATGAGAGTGCAGTTTTAATTGAAATTAACGATATCGGTGAACAAGTTGCTGATATACTCTTTATGGATTACGGCTATGAAAATCTTCTCTTTACTGAAAACCACGGGAGAGCCGGGAAGCAAGTATCAAATTTTGGGGGGAAGAGATCTGATCATGGAATACGAACAACCAAAAGCGTAAAATCAAAAGGTTGTTCTATATTGAAACTATTAATTGAACAAAATCAGTTAATAATACAGGATTATAACACAATACAGGAGTTATCGCGTTTTAGTAAAAGAGGCAATTCTTACGAAGCAGAGTCAGGTCATAATGATGATTTGGTAATGACCTTAGTACTGTTTGCATGGTTATCTGACCAACGGTTCTTTAGAGAACTTACAGATATCAACACTCTGGCACAACTAAAAGAAAAAACAGAAGAACAGCTTGACGAAGAATTATTGCCTTTTGGCTTTATAGATACAGGAGATCCTATTGCAGATGAACAAGGATGGATTGAGTACAAGCCTGAGTCAGGATGGTAGATATAGAAACTTTTATAAATAAAACTGTGATAACTATTAATTAGTAACAAAAGATTTAATTAGATAATATTAAAGGAGAATAATATGGCTTTTTCCGTAAGTCCTTCCGTAATTGTTCGAGAGGTGGACGCATCAGCATCGGTACCTGCCATCGCAACACCACCTGCAGCAATCGCTGGCGTGTTTAGATGGGGTCCTGTAGGTGAAGCAGTACTTGTTTCTTCAGAGAATGAATTAGTTAACAGATTCGGTACGCCCGATGATGATAACTATGAAACGTTCTTTGTAGCAGCAGATTATCTTTCATATGCAAATGCCCTTTGGGTAGCACGTGCCGACAATGGCGCAAATACAGCAACCGCTTCCGATACAACTAATGCAAACACTGCATTACATACATTTGGTTCGTTTGATGCATTATACCCTGGTGAATTAGGTAATTCATTAGAAGTAGCATATGTTAAAGGTAGTGATTTTGAAAGTTCAGTGGCAGCAGTTGCAGATATACCCGCAACAAGAATTACAGGCGCTAACTCAGAAATACAAGCAACCGCACAAACAATTGCATTTAACGCAAGCACAACCACATTTGAAATTGCACCAGCTAACAGAGTCACAGGCGTTGAGTCAGGTGATATCTTTGTAATTGGTAACAGTTCAGTTGGTTATCAAGAATTAACTGTCAGCACCATTACTGAAGAATGGAGAGATTCAGCTGGCGAAATAACAGCGAACACAGTTAACATTGCTGCTTATAATTACGACCTAGTATTTGAAGGTT